TGGCAGCTGTAGCAAATCTATCAATAGATCAAGGCGCAACATTTACGTCTGACGTAACTGTAAAAGATATAACAGGTGCCGTGTTTGATTTGACGGGATATACTGCTGCATCTAAATTAGCTAAAGGTTATTCATCTACAAGAACAAGAACAGCAATAACTGTAACATTTGCTAATGATAGAACGACTGGCGTTTTAACGATTTCCTTAACGGCCAATCAAACGGCCGCATTAGATCCAGAAAGATACGTTTATGACGTTGAAGTAACTTCTGCTGCCGGTGTGGTAACAAGAGTTTTAGAAGGTATTATAACGGTAAGACCTGAAGTAACCACTGCATAATTATTCTATATTATAAATTAGATTTAATATAAATATAGGTAAAAGAGAGAGATTTAATGGCTAACATAACTGCTCGTATCAGTTCATCAACATCAGCTGGACCACAAAAAGTATCGGTAACGATACCATCCACTGGTGCAATACAAAACAGTTCATTACAACTAAAATTATTAGGCGATGTAGATACAACTACCGAAGGCCTAAATGATGGTTCTCTTTTACAGTATAGAGCAAGTGACCAAAAGTTTGTTACAAGAACAAACATTATTACAACAACAGGAAATTTAACACTGAACGGTGGAGAATATTAATAGATGTCAACTATAATTAAGATAAAAACATCCTCGGTAAATGCTTCTCCTCCCGCTACAAGTTTAATAGGAGAATTAGCTTATACATACGTAGCAGGTACACAAGGAAATGGTGGTGATAGACTTTACATTGGTGTAGGTCCTCTAGTAGGCGGTCTTGCTTCAGCACAAGAGGTTATTGGCGGTAAATATTTTACTGCTTTATTAGACCACGTTCACGGAACTTTAACTGCTTCATCTGCTATACTTGTGGATGCAAACAAAGCAATAGACGAATTAATTGTAGGTAATAATTCATCAGTTGGTGGTGGAATTAAATTTAACGAAGCAACAAGTAACGGTACCGATTCTATTACAATTAAAGCGCCTAATTTACTTGCAGGTCCTTACACTTTAACTTTACCCCTAGTAACAGGCACACCAGGCCAGTTTTTAAAAACAGATGGTTCAGGAAATTTAGCATTTGAAACTGTCTATTCTAATTTTACAATTACAGGCGATACAGGTACAGACCAATTTAACACAAACGAAACTTTAGATTTTGAAGGTAACTCACAAATTGCAACTACCGTATCAAACAATAAAATATCTTTTAATATAATTAATTCTTCAATTGGCACAACACAATTAACAGACGCTGGTGTTACAAACATCAAGTTAGCAAATCCTGCCGTATTAATTGGTGCTCAAACAATTACATTAGGTGCTGCAGCTACAACAGACCTTTCAGGAATTACTTCTTTAGTTGTAGATGATATTACAATTAATGGCCAAACAGTATCTACTACATCAGCAAATAAAGATATTAATTTAACTCCTCACGGAACAGGTACAGTAATAGTTCCTTCAGGATATAAAGACAGAGCAGGATTTACCGACAATTCTTTAACAACAAAACAATATGTTGATTCTGTTGCTTCAGGATTAGATGTAAAAGATTCTGTTAGAGTTGCAACTACTGGTCCTTTAGGAGTTTACACATACAATAATGGCACATCAGGTGTAGGTGCAACATTAACTTTTTCTACTGCTGTTACAACAGTTGACGGTGTAACATTAGCAGACGGTGATAAAATATTAGTAAAAAATGAACCATCTGCTGGTGCGTTTGACGCTTATAACGGTATTTACGTAAGAACATCATCTACAGTATGGACAAGAGATATAGAAGCTGACACATCAGTTGAATTAACTGGTGGTTCTTTTGTATTTGTTGAAGAAGGAACAATTGGTTCTGAAAATGGTTATGTATTTACACATAATGGTTTACCAACAATAGGTACAACTCAATTACCCGTTTCTCAATTTTCTGGTGCCGGTCAAATTACAGCAGGCGCTGCTTTATCAAAAACAGGTAATCAATTAGATGTTAATGTAGATAACAGTTCGATAGAAGTTACGACTGATGCTTTAAATGTAAAAGCTTTAGGTATAACAAATTCTATGTTAGCAGGTTCTATTGCAACATCAAAATTAGCACAACCATTTTTCTTTATATCAGATGAAACTTCAACAGTTGCACAAATAAATTTAAATCAAACTTTAAGAATTAATGCTGGAGAAGGAATAGATACTACAATCTCTGGCAATACAATTAACATTATAGGAGAATTAGCAACAGCTTCAAACGCTGGTGTTGCTTTTTTCCCTACTGCAAACTTTTTAGTAACAAGTGGTTCAGTAGCAATATCAACAATAGACGGAGGAACATATTAATGGCATTTTTAACTTGGCATTTAATTGCAATAATTACAGTTATGGCTGCATCTTTTTTAATAGGATATAGTACAGGTAAAAAAGACGAAAAAGTCAATTACAAATTTGTAGATAAATTAAAAAATATTTTTAGAAAATAATTTATTATGCCAACTGTAATCAAACCGAAACGCTCAGAAGTAGCTTTATCAGTACCTTTACCATCTAGTTTAGAAGTAGGCGAAATGGCCGTAAACGTAACTGACGGTAAAATGTATATAAAAGGTAGTAATAACCTTATTAAAGAAATTGGCGGTGCCGGTTCTGTTACATTACAAGGTGCTACTGCAGCAGGAAATATTACAACAAACGACCTTATATTAGACGGATCAAATATAGTATTTGAAGGATTAGTTGCAAATGCTTTTGAAACTACTTTATCGGCTGTAGAACCTACACAAGACAGATTAATTAATCTACCTGATGTATCAGGAGATATTGCCGTTATACAAGATGGTTCATACATAGTATTTGAAGGATCTACAAATGATGCTTTTGAAACTACTTTATCGATTACTAATCCGACGGCAGATAGAACAATAACTTTACCAAATCAAAATGGAACAATAGCTATGGTTGATGACGCATTAGCGTTATCTATTGTTTTTGGATCGTAGGAAAAAATGGCAAGTACGTTTAAAAATGTTGGAGCTCTTATAAACACAAATGATACTGTAGCTTCAGATGTATATACAGCCCCTGCAGCTACGTATGCTGTTATTCATTCTCTTTTTTTAAGTAACCATAGCAGTTTATCAATTGCAAAGATAGATGTAAAAGTAACAACTGATGGTGGTACAACATTTTATAACGTATTAAAATCAGCATCAATAGAACAAAATAATACTTTAATTATAGATAAACCTATAAATTTAGAACCTTTAGATAAATTAAGAGTTGTAGTTTTGTTAAATGAGGACTCAACTGTACCTGTGGTTCACTGTTTTGCAAGTATTTTGGAGATAACTTAATTTTTATTATAAATATAGGATAAATTTAAACTTATGGCATTAATAGTTAGTAGTATAGGTAACAACGTAACCACAAAAACTGATGAATATGCTATACATGCGTTTAATGTTATTGATGATGGACTTTTAGTGTATACTAAAGTTAAATTTAATAGTAATGAATCATTTATGGCTACAGATGGTCAAGGATTTGCTTATGGAGGACTTGAAGATTTAGAAGCAAATGTTTTGAATGATGGAACTACGAGTGCTAATACTATACAAAAACTTAGTGAAAATTTAGCATCTTATTTAAATGATAAAGGAAAAAGAAAATACGACCAACTAAAATTTGATAATAATAAATTAACATATTATATTAATACTGATGGTTTTATTGTTGCAAGATATTTAGAAAATTATACTTACCCTAAAAATGCTAACGGGGTAGAAGAAAATTATAGGAATTAAAAATGGCAGATTTTATTTTAGGTAGACTTAAATTTAAATGGCGTGGTGATTGGACTGTTAGCACAGCTTACATTAAAGACGATATAGTAAAATACGGTGCTAATACATATGTAGCTTTAGTAAATCATACTTCTAGTGCCACAATTCCTGGTTTTTATACAAATCTTCAATCAAACCTTTATTGGGGATTACATTCTGAAGGACAAGCATTCAAAGATGAGTGGACAACAAGTACACATTATAAATTAAATGATATAGTTAAATTTGGTTCACAACAATATCGTTGTACAACTCAACACACTTCATCAGGCACAAGTTTAAATACTGCAAACTTTGTTGTATGGAACGAAGGTATACAATTTGAAAATACCTGGTCTTCGGCAATTTTTTATCAAGATGGTGATGTTGTTACTTACGGCGGATATTCTTATATAGCAAAAATAAATCATACAAATCAATTACCTTCAACTCCTGCTTCGATATATTGGGAAGTATTAACAACAGGATTTAAAGCTTTAGGAGATTATAACGCAGGAACTAATTATAAAACCGGAGATACTATAAATTTCGGAGGTTGGTCTTATGTTTGTATATTAGATGCTAGTGCTGGATTAGCTCCTTCAAACTCGCCTGCTAACTGGCAAGTTATTAATGAAGGATTTAAATGGATGGGAACCTATAGTGCTTCTACTACTTACTATAAAGGCCATACAGTTGAATATACTTCTAGTACTTGGGTTGCAATAGCTCATACAGTTTATAACATTACTCCTGGATCAGATGCATCAAAATGGCAATTAATGTCACAAGGTGATAGTTCAGCTGTAATGACACTTCGTGGCGATATGATTGTCAGAAACGCTTCAGCGGCCGCAAGATTGCCTTTAGGTCCTTTAAACTCAAAATTAATTTCTAACGGATCAGACCCAATATGGTCATCAGCTTCGGCAGATAATATAATATATGTTTCAAATTCAGGTAGTGATACGTTGAATAATGGTAAAGAAGGATCACCTTTCAGAACAATTAATCATGCACTTAGCCAAGCTAATAAAGCTGGAGTTTTATCTATTAATACACCATCAGGTGGAACTGGCGGTGCTGCAGGAATTTATAGAGTAACAACAACTACTTCAAGTGGTTCAGGTACTAGTTTACAACTTTATGTAACAACTAATGGTTCTACTTCTCCTACAATTGATGACGTAATTATAGAAAATGGTGGAAACTCTCATGTAACTGGTGATACTATAACAGTTTTAGGAACTGCATTAGGAAATTCTTCAAATTTAACATTTACTGTTAGAACAGCTAGTATAGGAGATTATGTAAGTGTACAAGACGGTGTTTATAGAGAAATTTTACCATTAAGAATTCCTGAAAAGGTTAATTTAACAGGAGGTTCATTAAGAGGAACCGTTCTTGCACCTGCAACAGGTAACAGTACACAAATTGCAACAATAAACAATGTAACAGGTGGTACAGGCGGTACTGCTGGAACATACAAATATTTACATCCAACAGCTTCGGCTAATGGAAAAGGTTGTGTTGTCACTGTTGTAAAAGCAGGTGGCGCACCAACAGTTACTTTGTATCATGGTGGTTGCCATTATATTGTTGGAGAAACTTTAACAATTCCTAGTTCTTCTTTAGGAGGTGGTGTTAATTTAACTTTTCAAGTTGCATCATTAGAATTAAACAGTGCAGCTAATATGCTTTTAACTAACGATGGAAATAATATAACTTATTTTTCTTTTAGAGAATTAACTGGCGAACCTGTTGGTGGAGGATATGATTATCATGGTAGAAAAAGAGCTCATGTTATATCTTTAGATCCTTCAGGAAGTATTTCTGATAGATCGCCGTATCTTAAAGATTGTTCTTCTTTATGTGCTAACAATTCAGGTATAACAATTGACGGTGCTTTACATTTACCTGTAGGCTATGTAACAGGACAAACAATTACAAGTAATAGATCCATTTTAGCAAACGATTTTACTCAAATCAATAATGACGGTATTGGTGTATGGGCTTTAAATAAAGGTCGTGGAGAAATGGTTTCCGTATTTACTTATTATTGCGACACATCATACTTAGCAACAGGCGGAGGATTTTTAAGAACATTAGGAGGTTCAGGTTGTTATGGAGAATATGGAGCGCTCGCAACTGGAGGAGATGAATTTGAAGTAGCTAAAACATGTTTTAGTAGAGGTTCAACAATAGAATTTGTTTCAACTTCTTTTTCAGGCGGAAGTAATGATGAAAATATGTTGGCTGTAGGCGATCAACTTTTAGGATTAACTTCAGGTGCCACTGCACAAATTTTCTTTTTACAAACATCAGCAAAACTTATTTACATAACAAATATAACAGGCAACTTTTTAAAAGCTGAAACAATAAGAGCAACAAAAGCAAATTCAACACAGTATGAGTTTAATTTAAATACTTTATATGGACAAGTTGCTACACAAAATGCTAGTTATGGTGTTCAAGGATACTTAGTTCCTATTTACAGTACTAACTCATTACTTTCTGCTAGTGGTGTTTTAAAATTAGGTTCAAATATAAAATTTGCAGGAAATGCAACATACTACAGATTAACTGCCGTAACAAATGAATCTTTGATAAATCAACAAGCTGTTGTTAGAATTAATCCAGCTTTAGGACCAAGTACACAAATAGTTCCAAATACTGGAATAGAAATTACTTCCGAATTTTCTAATATTCGTATGACTGCTCACGATTTCCTTGACATAGGTACAGGAGATTTTATATCAACAAATTACCCTAACACTCCTTCACAACTTCCTGATTCAGAAGATGAAGTTGTACAATTACTTGGAGGTAGAGTATACTTTACAGCTACAGATCAAAACGGAGATTTTAAAGTAGGTGGATTATTTAAAGTTGAACAAGCTACAGGATCTGCTACATTAAACGCCGACGCTTTTAACTTATCAGGATTATCTGAATTACAATTAGGAGCAATTGGTGCATCTTTAGGTGCTACGATTAATGAGTTTTCTACAGATGAAACTATGGCAGGAGATTCTAACACTGCTGTTCCTGTTGAAGTTGCTATAGTCGGTTATACACAAAGACAAAATATGGGAGTTGGACATTTTACACCACCTATAGGTACAACTGCTCAAAGACCTACAGCACCTAATTTATATCAAGGAGGATTAAGATTTTCTACGACAAGAAATACTTGGGAAGGTTGGAATGGTTCTAACTGGACAGGACTAGCAGGAGGTTTACCTTGGGTAACTTTAGCTGGATTAGGAGGAACTCCTACAACAGTGGTATCAGGTTACAGAGCTTTTGTAAATACATTATCAGCAGCTTCAGTAGTAAATTTACCGGCTAATCCTGATATTGGAGATGAAATAAGATTAATAGATTTAGCTGGAACTTTTGCAACAAATAATTTAACTATTCAAAGAAATGGTAAATTAATTATGGGATTAGCAGAGAATTTTACAATATCAACAGATAATGCTGCTGTAGGATTAATATACACAGGCAATACTTATGGTTGGAAATTAAATGAAAACGTATAATAGAATTATAAATATGATTACAAACAAAGGAAACTATTAATGTCAGATTTAAGAGATTTTACAGGTAAAGCTGAAATATATGGATTTATTAAAACAGACACGAATGCTGATGGCATTTTTGACTCATTGACTGTAGTAACAACAAATGGCGGCGCACAACAAATTACAAATACACAATATAACAGTTTTAATGAAGTTATATTTGGAGCAGTTGGTATGACGTTTAGCATTAATGCACAAGGAAATTTAATAGCAACAATAGATAATTAAGGTATTATGGCATCAATAGATTTAGGAAGATTAAAAGTAGTTTTTAGAGGAACTTATAATCCTGCTACTGCTTATACGGTAGATGATACTGTAGTTTTTACAGACACAGCTGTAACAAGTACATATATTTGTTTAGCAAATACTACTGGAAATGCTCCTTCAACAGCAGGTGTAGCAAATGCTACTTATTGGGCTTATATGGCCAAAGGTACAGATGCTATAACTATGACTTTTAATACAGCTAATGTTGCAGACTTTACAGCTTCATCAAAAAATGGTTATTTTGTAAATACTACTTCGGGTCCTATTAATATAACTTTTCCAGCAAGTCCTCAAAGAGGCGATCAAATAATTATAATGGATTATGCAAAAACTTTTCATACTAATCCTGTTACTATTTTAAGAAATGGAAATAAAATTGAAGGTAATACAGATGATTACGTTTTATATGCAAAAGGAGCTGATGTAACATTTACGTTTGATGGTAACGCAGCTGGCCAAGTAGGTTGGAAAATTACTACTTTTGCTGGTGATAATGAAATGTCAAGATTTTCTAGTGACGGTACTTCTACTCCACAAGTTCCCGGTGCAGGTAGTAAAAAATATTTAGTTGCAACATCAGATGCTGAAGAAATATATTTTGATGGCGATTTTATGGTTCACAAATTTTTAACTTCAGGAACATTTAGCGTTAAATCTTTAGGATCAGATGCAACTTATGGTACTTTCATTAGATATTTAATTGTTGGCGGCGGAGCTAGTGGCGGTACTCACCATGCAGGCGGAGGTGGTGCAGGAGGATATCAAAGTAACGGTGCTTTTGACCAGGCAGTAACAGTACAAAACTACACAATTACTGTAGGTGCTGGAGGTGCTGCTAGAACACAAGGAAATAATCATGGAAATGCTGGAAGTAACTCAAATGCTTTCTCATTAACTTCAGGAGGAGGTGGTGGCGGCGGATCAGGTTCACATCAAGGACAAAGTGGAGGTTCAGGCGGAGGATCAGGACATTCAAGCAGCCACGGTAATGCTAACGGACAAGGAACAGGACATAGAGGTGGAAACCATCAATCACATAATTGTGGCGGAGGAGGTGGTGCAGGTACAAGAGGAAAAGATCAATATGGTACACATGAACCAGGTCAAGGTGGAGATGGAATACAAAATTCTATAACAGGCGTGCCTTTATGGTATGCAGGCGGAGGCGGAGGTTCTTCTCATAATCATACAGGTTCAGCTAGTGGTGGATTAGGTGGCGGTGGAATGGGAAGTTGTGGAGCTGGTGAAGATGGTACTGGCGGAGGAGGCGGTGCTGCTGAAGGAACACAAGGTTCAGAACATTACGGCGGTAAAGGTGGCGATGGTATTGTAGTTATTAGATATAAGGCTAAAGATTAATATGACTATTAAAGTTGCAAAATTAGATTCTAACAATAAAGTTTTACAGGTATCACTAATGAGTGATGTAGCTTGTAGGAGTGAACAAGGAACAATAACTATGGAAAGCGTACAACAAGCTGCAACAAAATTATTTGGAGAAGGAATTTATGTTCCAGATTTAACACCTGAAACACATGGTGCACCTAGTATAGGATATAATTATGATCCTGTAGATAAAGTATTTTTTGAAGATAAACCTAAAGATCCTATTACTGGACAAACGTATGATTCATGGACACTAAATATTCAAAAAGGAATTTGGGAAGCACCTCAAACAATTACAAATTTTAATGATATAATAATGACTAGATGGAAAGAAGATATACAGAAATTTAAAGGCAAAAAAGCTTCAGAAAATAGATTAAACCAAAACAGTAATTATTGGTCATGGAATAATATAAGTAAACAATGGGAGGACACAGGAAGTTCTGTATTTTAATATATGGCTACAATAGATTTAGGAAGATTAAAACCAATATTTAAAGGCACTTGGTCTGGTGCTACAGCATATGCTGTTGATGATATGGTTCAATATACAGATACAGGAGTTATAAACTCTTATATTTGTATAGCAGCAAACACAAATCAAGCTCCTTCTACAGGACAAATTGAAAATTCTACATATTGGAGATTTTTAGCTAGAGGTACTTCAGCTATTACTATTTCATGGAATCCTGTTCAAACAGCAAATTTTACAGCTGTAGTTAAAAATGGATATCACGTTGATACAACAGCGGGTGCAATTAATATTACTTTACCAGCATCTCCTAGTGATGGAGAAGAAATAAAAATAGTAGATTACGCAAAAACTTTTCATACTAATAACGTTACTCTTTTAAGAAATGGAAGAAAAATTGAAGGCAATACGGAAGATTTTGTTTTATTTGGTAAAGGTGTTCAAGTAGAATTAGTTTATAACGCTGCTAATCAAAACTGGAAATTTACAACTTTTGCAACAGATGATTTATTTTCAATATACAACAAAGTAAGACAAGGCCCTAGTTTAGGTTCTAAAAAATACATGATAGTTGATTCTGATGCTGAAGAAGTTTTTATGGATGGTGATTATATGGTTCATAGATTTTTAACTAGTGGATTCTTTAACGTTAAATCTTTAGGATCTGATGCAACTTTTGGTGATAAAGTTAGATATTTACTTGTTGGTGGCGGAGGCAGTGGCGGTACTCACCATGCAGGTGGAGGCGGTGCAGGAGGATTTTTATTTAACGCAGGATTTTTACAAGCAGTAACAGTACAAAACTACACAATTACTGTAGGTGCTGGAGGAGCTCAAAGTCAATCTAATGCTCACGGTAATGATGGAAGTGCTTCAAATGCTTTCT